TCAATACAAATCAACTAATGTTAAATGGATTGAATACATGAATAGTAAGAAAAAAATCATTTATTTTTTTATTATAATATTGATTTTATTTGCTATTTATTACTTACATGATAAATAATATCACCATAACATAAGATAAAATAACCATGACAACATTTTTAGGCGGAAAAACTATTGCATCTGGTGGTTTTGGATGTGTTTTCAGTCCTGCATTGAAATGTACAAATACTAATACTTTTGAAAATACTTTTGAAAATACTTTTGAAAATACTTTTGAAAATACTGAATATGTTACGAAACTAATGGATAAAAAAGACGCACAAATTGAATATAAACAAATTAATACATTTAAAGAAAAATTAAAACATATTAAAAATTATTCCCATTATTTCTTGATTGACAATATTTTTTTATGTAATCCCGACAAATTGAGCAAGTCTGATTTAATCGATTTTAACAAAAAATGTTCCGTCTTTGACATTACAAAAAATAACATTAATAAACATTTATCTCAATTAGCCGCATTAAATATGCCATATGGCGGAATTCAAATTGATAGTCTTTTAAAAAAAACCGATAAAGACCAAATATCTTCTCTCCTTTTCACATTAAACAATTCTCTTATTTTATTGTTTCAGAATGGTATTATCCAAATGAATAAAAAATATTTATTTCATTCTGATATTAAAGAAAATAATGTATTGGTTATTGATAAATATCCTCTTGTTCCAAAATTAATTGATTGGGGATTCGGTATTGAATATATTCCTTTTCAAAATAACGCATTCCCTGATATTTGGAAAAATAGACCGTTTATATTCAATGTACCTTTTTCAATTATATTATTCACAGATGCTTTTATTGAACAATACACTGATTTCATCTCTGAAAACAATACTATTACTAGTGATACGCTTCATCCTTTTGTTTTAAAATATATTCTTTTTTGGAAAAAATCCAATAAACATAATCACGGACATTTGAATTTTATTAATTACATCATGTCTTGCGTTTTTCATACAAAGAAAAAAAAACATTCAACTAATTTTGAAACCGATGTAACTTTTCCCTGCATGGTCAATTATATTGTTGAAATACTTTTGCATTTCACAAAATATAGGAAAAATACCAAAATTTTGTTGCGGGAATATTTAGATAATATCTTTATTAATAACATTGATATTTGGGGATTCTGTATGATATATTTTTCCATTTTTGAACTTTATTTTATTAATTATTCAAATTTAACAAAATTTGAAAAAAATTCCTTTCAAAAATTAAAGCAATTATTTATTTATCTCTTTAAAACTCCATTAAAATTGAACGAAAATACTATAATTAGCAAACTTTATTCTTTTGGTACAAGTCTCAAAAAATCATTTGACTCTACCACAAGTATCAAAAAATCATTTGTCTCTACCACAAGTATCAAGAAATCCTTGAACAAACATAAGAAAACGTTTAACAAAACGTTTAAGAAAAAACTTGTTTGATATAAAAAATAGAGAGAAAATATAAAAATATAAATATAAAATTTCAAAAAAAAATACACAAAAATTAAAAATAAAATAATACAATATTTCATATAATGGACATTAAAACATTCAAAATGCTCTGCACACCAGCAAAACTTTATTTTGCTATTGCGTTGATTGCTTGTGTTTTAGCTCTTTTAGGAGGAGTATCTGTAATTGCTGTTTTTATTAAACTATTGTTTGCATTTGCTTGGACATGTATTCTTTCATGGTTGTGTCAAAAAGGATATAAAAATATTTCGTGGATTTTAGTATTGTTGCCATACATTGCCATTCTCTTTGGATTTTTTGGTATCATGCTTTTATCAAAACAACACAAAAACATTCTTAATTCCATTAAATTGCAAGGACCCATGGGTAATGAAAATTTCACAAACCCTGTTACAAAGAAAAAATAAGTAACGTTAACCCCTATATATTACATGTTTTCTCTATGTAATCTAATTTTATAAAGGTTAAGAGAGAAAAAAAAAGACTTATAGAAAAAGACTTATAGAAAAGGACTTATAGAAAAAGATAAAAGAGTTAAAATATTCACATTTTGTATGAAATTGGAAATATTTATATTTGGTATAACTGCATTTTTTATTTATAATGCATACACAGACGGAAAATACACTAAATTATTATTCACTTTCAAAAAATACTATACTATGATTTTTTATGCTGTATTGGGTGTTGGATTATGGTTATTATTTAAACGTAATCCTCAACATGCCCATAAACTATTGCAAAACACAAATAATATTGTCAAATATTTACCTATTGAAAAATCTTCCATGGACTTGTTATCTCCTATACTTGATTTCACAAATACAACACATTCTTCATTTATGGAAAATATGAATAACATAAATCCAATGGGTTCAATGGATCCAAAAACCGTAACAAATCCTTTAAATCACACAAGACAACATAAACGTGTAGTCAGTGAAACTAAAAAAAAATATGTTGCATCTCGTCAAGATTGGAAATGTGGTATTTGTCAAACACAATTAGACCATACTTTTGAAATTGATCACAAAATACGTTTAGAATATGGCGGTGACAATGAAGTAACTAATTTAATTGCTTTATGTCGCAATTGTCATGGACAAAAAACAGCAAAGGAAAATATGTGAAAATATGGAAAATATGGAGAAAAATACGGAGAAAAATACGGAGAAAAATACGGAGAAAAATACGGAGAAAAATACTTTAATTTGTATGATGCTTTCATTTTTATTGTCATGATATATTAATGAATAATAACAATAAACCTAAAAAATACTATTCACAATCTATAGATCCAAAAAACAATATTCTTATTGCTCAAAATGTTCAAAAAGTTCCAGACATGTATGATGTTTTACCAAATTTTAAAACTCAACCTTTACCTCTGGCCATTATAATAGTAGTATTAATCATTGTATTAATTTATTTTTTATACAAAGGATACAACACTATAAATACAAGTGTAAATACAGACACAATTTCTAGTATTTTCATTACATTATTTTTTATCCTCATCCTATTAACCACATGTATAACATTATTGCCATCATTCAAACATATTAGAAAATTATTTGAGCAAATTGAAAGTGTTGGATATGTTGTATTCTTCACAATATTTTTAATTTTCTTTTTCCGCCTGATTCCAAATGACACCTTGAACGAATATAGTGCTGTTATTGTTCCTATCACCATTATAATTGGTCTGTTTGCTTTTTATTATGCATTACAACATGACCCTGCTATTAAAAAATTATCAATTAATTATGACAGAATTAAAACCATAATATTAATGTTTTGTTTAATTACTATTTACATTATATTTTATCAGGTTGACCCAGGTGGTATCATCTCAAAATATTTTGGATACACATTGTTAATTACTATTCTCATTGCTGTTTTTTCATTCATGTATTTGATTATTACAATTACTTTGCCAGATGATGACAACGGCAACAACGCATCAAATTTATTAATTAATTTAACTGACAAATTTAACAAGGTTTCTTTATACAATATTATTTTATTCATCATTTTTATTATATCCATCACAATAACAATTTTTTATTTTCCTGGTGGATTTTTCAATGATATTGCAACTTCATCTGTCGTTATGATTTTAATGTTGCTTATTTTTATTTTTTGGTCAATATTGATTGTCAGCAATACATTTCCAGAAATAAATAACAAAAATATGTCTTTGAATAATACCAGTTTATTTAAACGTTCATTATTAATCTTGTTTGGTTTTATTATTATATTCTTGCTCATTGTTTTTATTATCTACAATTTACAAAATTTATCAGAGGGAACATCCAGTATTATCAGTTTTATATTAAACCTCTTATTAATAATAACATTTTTATCATTTTTGTATAAAACTGTAATTGTACAATTACCACAAAATAAAGGAAAAAGCAATAGCAACACATTATTATCATATTATGAAATGTTAACAAAGTGGTTTACAAATGAAAAAAAAATTACTAATCACAGTTCTAAAATCATGTTGGTAGCTGCAGTAATTACTTCTCTTGCTTGTTTTATTATACCATACATCAAGAACCGTATTGTCGATTATTTTGTTATCCAAGGTGGGAAACAATTATTAAATGAACCTGTTTTTACAGATCAAACGCAAGTATTAAGCAATTACATACAAATGAATGGTACTGATAACCCTAACTATCAATATGCAATTTCTTTTTGGATTTTTATTGATGCTGTACCTCCAAACATGAATTCTTCATATGAAAAAAATACTTCCCTTCTCAATTATGGTGGAAAACCAAATGTATTATACAATGGAAAAACAAATACGTTGACAATCACTGTAAATCAAAAAGAATTACAGAATACCACCTCTAAACTAGTCGATTTTGATGAGAATCAACATAGAATTATCTATACTAATTCAAATTTTATGTTACAAAAATGGAACAATTTCATAATTAATTACAATGGTGGCATTTTGGATATCTTTATGAATGGCATATTAGTAAAATCTTCCATTGAAGTCATGCCATATATTACATTGGATAATTTAACAATTGGAGAAACCGACGGTATCAAGGGTGGTATATGTAATGTTATTTATTTCAATAAAACGCTAACTGCTACCAATATTTTTTATTTATATCATTCCTTGAAAGATAAAAATCCACCCATTGTAGGCAACTCATAATAATCTTTTCCAGAAAATTTCTATTTCTATAATATAATGAATGTTTTTAGTATTGTCATGACAATTGTTGTCATTGTGTTAATATTGATATTATTAAGATGGTTATTTTCAGATACTAATACATTACAGTCATTACAGAGTGCACAAACAGCTTCGGTAATATCGGCTAGTTCTTTACCAACCAACGGTTCCAATGTTCCTTCCAGTAATTTTGCCTATTCCATTTGGTTTTACATCAATGATTGGAATTATAGATATGGAGAGACAAAAGTAGTATTTGGAAGAATGGGAGCAAAATCTGACACAAATAGTGGTTCTATTCAAGGTGTTAGTGGATTAGATCCTTGTCCAGCTGTAGTATTAGGCGCAGTAGAAAATAATATTTCTGTTTCTTTAGGATGTTACCCAGGTATTGATCAACAACCTACTACACCAGGTGGTAATACAGTGGTACATAATTGTGAGGTTCCAAATATTCCTATTCAAAAATGGGTTAATTTTATTGTAAATGTTTACGGTAGATCCATGGACATTTATATTGATGGTAAATTAGTGAGAACCTGTTTGTTACCTGGTGTTGCAAGTGTCAATAATAGTGCAAATGTATATGTTACTCCGTCTGGTGGTTTCAACGGTTGGACTTCCAAATTTCAATATTACCCATCTCCTATCAATCCACAACAAGCATGGAACATTTACTCACAAGGATATTCAAATTGGTATTCTAATTTCAACTCGTACCAACTGCAAATTTCTGTTGTAGAAAATGGAACTACGCAAAAAAGTGTAACCATCTAAGTAATAAAATATCATTTACAAAAGACAATTAAATATCTTTTTTGTATATATGAGTAATAATAATGTTTTCAATTCATTTGCGGTGAATGGCAACAAAACATTTAGTACAAAAGATTTTATTGAATCCAATAGTTTTGTAGCTAAATTTGCCTTTTTATTATTAGTGGTTATTTGTTTTGTTTTTCTCTTGAAAATTGGTGTAACTTTGCTTTCCATGGTAACTGCACCTAATAATTCTCCCAAATTAATCAACGGTATGATTGATGCTACACAAATGATGATCTTCCCGCAAGACCCAAGTATGAATGGTTCTGTCACAATATACCGTTCAGTTAATGGGACGGACGGAGTAGAATTCACGTGGTCTGTCTGGATTTTCATCAGTAACCTACAGACAAATGCAGGAATTTATAAACACATTTTTAGCAAAGGTAATAGTAATTTGAACCAAAATGGATTAATATCACCCAACAATGCTCCTGGATTATATATTGCTCCTAATACAAACACATTGGTTGTCATGATGAACACATTCAACAACATTAATGAAGAAATAGCTATACCTGATATTCCCATGAATAAATGGGTAAATGTAATTATTCGTTGTCAAGGAACTGTCTTGGATGTATATGTTAATGGCACTATTACTCGAAGTATTAATCTTACAGGTGTTCCTAAACAAAATTATGGTGAGGTGTATGTAGCAATGAATGGTGGATTTGCTGGATATATATCTAATTTATGGTATTACAATTATGCATTGGGTACTTCGGCAATACAAAGCATAGCAACAAAAGGTCCAAACACAAAAATGGTCAATTCAAATGGGTTAGCTGACAAGAGTACGGATTATTTATCTTTACGTTGGTTTTTTACTGGAGCAAACGACACATTTAATCCATAATCGGTTAAATTCAACTCTTACATCATCAAGGGTTAAAATGTAAAATGAAAATAGCCACTAATACTTATATTTACTTATATTTACTTATATTTACTTATATTTACTTATATTTATACATTGTTATTGTATACAATGTATAATCCTATACCACCAAGGGTTTGGTCTAGAGTTCAAAATCCATGTACTTATATTATCAACAACAATACCTATAATTCTGTATTTGTTCCGTTAACTAAACAAACTATTTCCTTAGCTCAAGCAAATCTAGAAACAAAAATACAATATAAAGGAAACATTCTACAATACAAAGGCAATAGTTCACGCATTACACAAAAACAAAAATATTCTAGTATAGC